AGACACGTTCACGTAGCCGCCGTACGTCACCGGGGTGATCGACGTCTTCGTGATCGTCATCTTGCGCGACGACAGCTCCGTCTTCTCACCGGAGGTTTGCTCGCCGACGAGTGTGTGCTGCGTCACCTTGGCGTAAGCCCACGACCCGGTACCCAGCGGCGTGGTCCCGATCGACGAAACGACCGGACGGGCCGAATCGATGAAGTTGACGAGCGGCCCGACGATCTGCTCCGGGAGCAGACCGGGGTTGTCGGTGGTGATCTGGTGGGCGGCGGTGCGGTTGAACACCTCGAGCCGGTCGCTAGCGTCGCGGTCACCGAGGGCACCGAAGTAGAAGTCGGCGATGTAGGCGGCCGCCGAACGGTATTCGACGTCGCCGCGGAGTTCGCCCCGGCCACGCATCCGTTCGATCTCGGTGTTGATCACCTCGGCCCGTTGGCGGGCGTCGATGGCGATGCGTGACGCCTCACGCAGCGGTTCGAGCTGTTCGACGAGTTCGGAGATGCGGGCACGCGCCCGGTTGATCGTCTCGCGTTCACCCGACTCGAAGTCGCGGCCGGTGCCACCGTTGGCAGACTGGGCGTCCTGCGCCATGCCCTGGATGAGCTGGTTGCGTTCCTCGATCTCGCCTTCGAGGCGACGAATCATGGCGTCGGTGTGGGGTGCGGGTGCGGGCACGGCTGGCCTCCGGTACGTCGAAACAGATGGGTTTCTGACGTAGGGCGCTCGTACCCGCTACGGACCGCCACGTTCTACATGGACCAGACGCCCGGTAGTGCGAATGCTGACTACTCGCCGACAAGAATTACACGGATGTCATTTCGGTGTCAAGGACGCCAGGTAGGCGAGCACTTCGTCGAGGTACGGCGTCGCCGGCGGCTGCTCCCACACCGGCGGCGACACCGACCGCACCGCCAACACCTCGGCCCCCGAATAGGCCGGGTTCGGGACCAGAGCGATGTGATCGAGGAACGCTCTGGCGATCCGGCGACGATGCCGACCATCCGACCACACCTGATCCGACGGCTTCACCGCCATCCCCACCGACGCCCCCAGCACACCGTCGTCGGCGAGCTGCAACGTCTCATCACCGAGCAACGTCCGCGAGATGTACACCTCACCGACCAGCCCCACCTGCCGGTCGGTGTGAACCGCCCTCGCCAAACCGACCGTCCTCGTCACGTCGTGGTCACGGTTCGCCCGCACCCGACCCGGCCGCTTCTCCAACCCGTCGAACGCTCCCCGGTTCACCGACTCCACGATCAACTTGCCCGACCCCGGCGGATACTCGACGGTCGTCTCCTCGTCGTACGGCACCACGACGACCTCGATGGTGCGGTCAGTGAAGTCGACGGCCGACACTTCGACGGCGGCACGCCACTCCACAGGTGCCCGCGGCGGCGAATCCAACATCGTGTCGGTCATTGCAACACTCCAGACGTCAACGTCGTCGACGGCGCGGCGATCGTGAACCGTTCGATTTCCTGAACCTGCTCCACAGTGATCACACCCAACCCGATGAGGATCTGCCACGTCTGAGCACGCTCCAACGGGCCAGGCCGCACGAACTCGTCACGGTTCACCTCCACCGTCGTCCCCCGCGGCAACGCCCACCCCGACAACGCCTGCACCACCGGATCGGCCCGCGACTTCAACCCCGACCGCCAGAAATAATCGAAGATCGACTGAACGTTCGAGTACGTCATCGAATCCCCACCCGATGGCAGGCCCATCAGGAACGGCGGCACCCGCATCAGGACAGCCACGCGTGACTCGGTCATCTGCGCCAGCTCCACCATCCCCATCTGCGCCGGTGACTGCTGCGTCGCCTGAAACTCCACCCCGCCCGACAGGACCGCGGGCAGGCCCATCATCGACGAGCGTGCGGCGAGCCACTGGTCCTGTAGCCCGGCCGCCTGCTCGGCCGTCAACGCCGACGGATGCGTGATGATCCCCGACGGCACCGCCCCGCCACCGACAAAGTTCGAGATGTACCGGCCCAACAACCGTGACGCCAGCAGACGGGTACGGCCCACCTCCAACGGGCCGTGCCCGTGAGCATCCGACGTGCGGGACTGGTAGCGGATGTGCAACATGTCGCCGGTCACATCCAGGTTGCCGATCGAGTAGCGGCGGCCGGCGCCGTCCATCTCCACGTTCACCAACCACGGATCGACGACGTGGAAGCGGGCAGGCCACCCCGTCGAGTACCGCGACGTCGTCACGACGAACGCCTCACCCAACATGAAATCCCACCACAACTGTTTCGCGAACTCGTGCCACGACGTGTACAAGTCCGGGTCCGGGTTGATCAACCACTCGTCGTCCAACGAGCTGGCGGCGCCGACGAGATACGGCGGCATCGACGCCAACAACGACGCGATCAGATCAACACACCCCCACGCCACATCCGTCAAATCGTCCACCCGACTCGACCAGTTCGGCGTGTCCCACTCCGCCGGCCACCCCGACCACGGCGACGGCCGGATCGTCGACCTCGGCCACGAAGCCGGCTCACCCTCCGACACGAACAGGACACCATGCGGGTCGCCAGGCACGGCAGACGGCGGACCCACCGTGCCCGGCGGATGAGTCGCCGGGTCGTTGGCGTTCGGCGTGACATCGGGACGGAGTTGACGCTCCTCGACGGCCCGTTTGCCCACGGGACGACAGCGTATACCACGCACACGTTGCAAATGCAACAATGACGCGATGGGCAGACCATCCAGATCAGCGAAGGTGTACACGACCCGCGAATACAAACGGGCACGCAAAGCATGCCTAGACGGCGGACCCAAATGCTCGTACTGCCCGAACCCGGCAACCACAGCCGACCACCAGCCGCCCCTATCCCGACACTTCCACCGCGAAGGCTCCGGCTGCTGCCGACTCGTACCGTCATGCATGCCGTGTGCCCGACGACAGGGCGGCCACCTAGCCCCCGGCTCACCACGCTTCGCCCGACCCGACGGGCCGGCCATCCCCGTCGCCGACGACCCCGCCGGCTTCGACGTCGACTCCCCCGTGTGGGACGTGCCGTGGCTGGACCCGGTGCGGGTCGTACCCGCCGACGGATGGTGGCCGCGCCTGATGACGATCCCGCACCCCAACGCCGTCGGCTCGTACGGGGCCAAGGTCATCGAATGGGCACGCGTCGAACGCGGCGTCAAGTTCTACTGGTGGCAGCAACTCGTCGTCATCCGACTCCTCGAACACGACAAGGGCGGCAGGCTCGTGTGGCGCGACGCATACCTGTCCGTCGCACGCCAATCCGGCAAATCATGGCTGGTGTCGATCATCGCCGACTGGCGATCCGAAGCCGCCTGGCTGTTCGGCGAACCCCAACTGGTGATGCACACCGCCGACACCCTGCGACACGCCCTCGACGTCTGGCAGCTCGCCGTCCCACGAGCGTTGGAACTCGGCTTCGAGGTGCGTCGCGGGGCCGGCACCGAGAAGATCGACAAAGCCCACCGAGGCGCCCACGTCGTGCGGTCACAGATGGCCGTCGTCGGGTCATCCGCGTCGATGGCGATCGCCGACGAAGCCCAAGGCGTCAAGCTCTCCACGATCACCGAGAACCTGTCCCCCACACTCGTCGAACGCCAACAAGCACAACTCCTCCTCGTGTCCACGTCGCACAGTCATTGCACCGACCTGATGCCCACCTACCGGCTCCAAGGCACCGCCGACCTCGACTCGCCCGGCCGGATGCTGATGCTCGAATGGTCAGCCGACGCAACCCTGCAACTCGGTGACCCGGTCGCCGCCCGACAGGCGTCACCGCACTGGTCGAACAACCGGGAGCTCGACATCGGCGAGGCCGTGGCGCGGGCGTTGGCGACACCGGCAGGGCACGAACTGCGCGTCGCCGTAGACGCCCAGTGGTACAACCGGTGGCCGTCCCTCGCATCACGCGGCGCAGGCGTACCCCTGCTCGACGACGGAGTGTGGGCGGCATGCGCCGGCACCGTCGCAGCGACCGAACCGGGATGGGTCGCCATCGAAGACAACTTCGGCAACGGAGCCGCCGTCGCATTCGTCGCCAGCGACGCAGACCGCTACGAAATCGACGGCATGATCTGCGACACGTGGGCCGACGCACTCGTGTGGGCACGCAAGTTCATCGACGCATCACCCCAATCACAGCTCCTCGTCGGCGCCTCGATGTGGCGGTCAGTGCCGAACGACATGCCCGGCCTGAAGACTCGGGCCGGTGGCGCCGAAGCACGCCGCGGGCTGGCGGTGCTGCGATCGATGGTCGCCGCCGGCCGAGTCGTCCACGACCACACCCCCGACCTCGACACCCAGATCTCGGGGGCACGGGTGCGTCCCGTCGCCGACGGGCTGGGCCTCGTCTCCGAAGGTCGACAGGATCTGCTCAGGGCGGCGTTGTGGGCGCTCTGGTTCGCGCAGCAACCGCCACCGACACCGACGATCAGGTGAGCAGAGTTCGGCCGAGGTAGTCGACGGTCGTCGTCGTCGCCCGGCCCATGTAGTCCTTGGCGTTGGTGGAGATCGTGAGCAGGGTGCGGCCCATGTAGTCCTTCGTCTTCGTCGTGATCGCCGTCGTGCCCGGTTCCGCGTCGCTCATGGACATCACCGTACACCCGCCCACAAGGCCCGTAGAGCGACGAACCTGGCGCCGGTAACACCAGACCGCCCGTGAGTAACCCGGACGGGCCAGAACGAGACGAGGGAAACAGGGCGCATTCTCT